GCGGCGGGATCATTATCGGGATCCTGGTCAAACTGGCGGTGGGGTGAACCATGGACGTTTACGAATTCATTGAACGACACGAAGGGCGCAGGATCAGGCCGTACCGGTGCCCGGCAGGCGCCATGACGATCGGCGTTGGCTGGAATATGGACGCCAACGACCTGCCGGACGACATCGCCCGGTTTCTGGCAGCGAACAAATACATCACGGACGACATGATCGACCGGCTGCTGGAAATCTCCGTCCGCCAGGCTGTGGCGGACTGCCGCGTCTTGTTTCCAGGCTGGGACGCGATGGAGCCGGCGCGCAAGATGGCCCTGACCGATTTCGTTTTTCAACTGGGCTTCCGGCGCGCGCGGGGATTCCGCCACGCCATCGCCGCGATCAATACCAATCGCTGGGAAGATGCGGCCAGGGAAATGCTCGACAGCGCCTGGGCCAGCCAGACGCCGAAGCGCGCCGCGGAAATCACCGAAATTATTAAAACGGGGGAAATCTAATGGACTGGTCAAAAGTTGTCAGCACTATCAGCCAGGCGGCCCCGATCGTGGGATCGCTTTTCGGCCCCGCCGGAGCGGCCGGCGGCGCCCTGGCCGGATCGGCCATCAAGCTGGTGGCCTCCGCCCTGGGCGTCCCGGCGACGCAGGAAGCCGTGACCGCCGCTATCGCCACGGATCCGGAATCCGCGCTGAAGCTGGCGAAATACGAGATGGACAACAAAATAGAGCTACAGAAGCTCCAGATCCAGCAAGAGCAGATGCTGATCGGCGATGTCCAAAACGCCCGGCAGCGGGAAATCGAAACCACCAAAGCCACGGGCAAGCGCGACGCCAACATGTTCATCCTGGCATGGGTGGTCATCGGCGGCTGGCTGGGCGCGATCATTGCCCTGATAGTTCTGAAAGTCGTCGCGCCGGAGTCAGAAATTGCCACGGACCCGATCCTGTCCATGCTGTTCGGGTCGCTCTCGACAAACGCCGGAATGGTTGTCGGATATTTCTTCGGCTCCAGCCGCGGCAGCGACAACAAGAACGCGATGCTGACAGCGCAGAAATGAAAACCGGAACCGTCCGACGCAAGGAAGCCGCAAAGAAGGAAAAGCGGCAAAGAAGGAAAAAGAAGAAATGACGCTGAAAGCCGACATGACAACCGACCTGGCTGTATTTTTTGAGACCGACGAATTCGCGGAGGCCGTGACATACACGGCCAAAGGATCCACGGCCAAGTCGATTGAGGTGATCCTGACCGACGAGGATCCGGCTATTGAGGCGACCATTCCGCCCGGCGACCGAATGGTCATCCTGGCCAAATATTCGGACATCACCGCGCCGCGTCGCGGCGACACGTTCACCGTCAACTCGGAAACCTGGTACGTCGTGGGCGAACCGGCCGGCGGACGGGCGGAAGGCATCTGGCACATTGAAGTCAGCCGCAGCGCGCGGCGTCAACTGGGGGCGTAAACCATGGACATGAAAACACTCGTGCAAGGCATTCAGACGGCTCTGAAAAATGCGGCGACGCTGTCCTACGTCGCGGACGCCGACATTTTCGTCACGCCGGACGAATACCTGGTCCCCATTGGTTGCACGTTTCCGGCCATCGGAATCAAAGACGGACCGATCATCAAGGACAAGGAAGCGACGGCCTCCGGCACGAAACTGGCCTGGGATGTCCGCTACAATGCTCACATCATCATTTACGTCGAGATGACCGCGGGCGAAACGCCGGTTGTTGGCCAGGCAACCCCGACAACCATCAAGGGCATCCTGGACATCGCGGGCGACATCAACACCGTCCTGCATGAGAACTATTTGTCAATTTCAGGCGTTATGGATGCCTACTGCGTCGGCGAAACCGAGAGCGAAACCATCGGGACCGAAGACATGCCGATCCTGAAAAAGCGCCTGACGTATGAATACATGGTTTTGCCGAGCTTATAGAAGGAGGGGAAAATGCCGACAACGTACAGAGGAAGAGTTTTGATTGAATGCGCAAGGGAGGTTTGCGAACGCGACCGCAGCCGGGCGAACGTGACGCCTGCCTGCCTGGATTGCCCAGGTGCGGTGGCGACTGTCATCAACCTGGAAGAAAAGCCGGTCGGCCGGATCCAGCGGGCGCCGAAACCGGAACCCGAAGCGGAACCGGAAACAACGGAAGAAGCGGCGGAAGCGCCGGAACCAAATAACAGAAAAAAATGGAGGAAATAAAAAATGGCATACAACACCACACCTTTCCACGGCAAAGTTTGCCGGGTGGAAAAAAACAATGTTGCGATGGACTACAGCAAGGGCTGGAGCTTAAACGTCAACCTTGACATGGCGGACTCCTCGCGCGTCGGCCAGGACTGGAAAGAAGCGCTTCCCGGTCAGGCCGGATGGAGCGGATCCTTTGAGGCTTATTTCGTTGCCGGCAACACCGAGCAGAAAGCGTTTTTCGACAACCTGGTCGCCGCGACGCCGGGAACCAAACTGACCGACGTCAAATTCCTTTTGGATGCATCGACGAATGCGTTCACCGGCAATATTTACATCACCGGCGTAAGCATCAACGCGACCATGGGTGGAGTCGTCTCCGCGACCATCAACTTCCAGGGCGACGGCGCCTTGACGCTGACTGACGCCGCATAACGTAGTCCGGGTCTTCGCCACATCAACGTAGTCCGGGTCTTTAGACCCGGCAAAGGAGGGAAACAAAATGGGATCACCTACAACTCCCACGCACGGAAAACTGGGCGCGCTGTATGTTTTGAGGCCGAACGGATTTTCCGGCAGCGGCCTCAATGATTTGACCTGGGGGGTCGGCTCAACCGCGGCTGATCTCACCTATTATGAAGTCGTCATTGATGCCACCGTCGCGTCGCCGGACACGTTCAAGTGGCGCGTCAACGGCGGCGCCTGGACGGCCGGCGTGGCCATTACCGGCGCGGAACAGACGCTGGCCGACGGGCAGAAGCTGACTTTTGCCGCCGTGGACGGCCACACTGTCGGCGACCAGTGGGTCATCGGCAACTTAAAGAGCGAGCCGACAACGGAATCCGGCGATCAGGCGCAGATCACCGACGCGACCGCCCGCCTGCTGAATCCGAACGCTCCGCCCACTTGGACGGACGACGGCGGGAAGACCGTGCTCCAGGTCAATTTAACCAACGGAACGGCCATTTTCACCGGCAACGTCGGCAACGTCACCGTCACCGGCAACAACGGCTATGTCCCGGCCGCCGCGCTCCAGAAAGTCGGCTATTTGATCGACTGGACACTCAACCTTACGCTGGACATGGCGGATTGCTCGCGCATGGGACAGGACTGGAAAGAAGCGCTGCCGGGCCAGGCGGGCGGATCCGGATCGGCCAACGGGTATTTCATCGGCGGCCAGACGCTGTTGAACTGCCTGCAGGAAGCCATCGCCAGGGGCGACAAATATTTCCTGCTGCAACTGTTCAACTACGATCCGGACCAGGATCAGACCGGCGATCACATCAACGCCTGGGTGACATTCACCAGCTTGAACGTCGGCGCGACCATTGACGCCGTCGTCAAAGAGCAAGTCAATTTCCAGGTCGTCGGCGGCGTGTCCTTCACGGCCGACGCATAAACGCAGCCCAGAAAGGAGAGTTATGAAGTTAGATTTGAGCAAAGCAATTTACGAAGCGCAGTGGTTTGACTTTGGCCCCGGCACGCGCCTGAAAATCCGCCCCTATCCCGCGACGCTGTCCAACATGGCATTCCGGGACGGGGCGATTGTCATCGCCGGCGCCAGCAGCTTCGACATGTTCCAGCATTGCCTGGTGGACTGGGATGGCGTCAACGACGCAGACGACAAACCCCTGAAACTCACGGCCGAAGTAAAAAAGAAAGTCTTTGATTTCCGCCTGGGCCAGCAGGAAATTGACGGGAACACGCTGTCCATCTCCGATTTTGTATTGCGCAAGGCGCGCGAAATATCCGACTCCATCGAGGCCGATGAAAAAAACTGATGGAGTGGGCCAGGTGGCATTTTGCCAAGACGAAGTTCGACTGTGACCTTTGCCGCCTGGCCCGGAAGGATCGCGGAGAGCTGGACTGCGAGGGCATCGACAAGCTGGGCGAGTGCCCTGAAAATCTGATCCCGTCATTGTCGCCCGGCAACCGCCGTTTCTGGGGCGTGTTTTCCCGGATCATGCCCGGACTGATTCGGGGCGAAGGCCAGTTCGATTATTCGGCCATTGAGTGGATATTCCGGCTATACGTCCCGCGGCACATGCGGGCGTTCTACATGGACAAGACAATTGCGGTCATGATGGTGATTAGAGAACAATGGCAAAAGAACTAAAAATCAACTTGACAGTCAATGACGACGGCTCTGTCGTCATTAAGAATTTTTCCGACCAGGCCGCCGCCAATCTGAAGAAAGTGGAAGACGCCGGCCGCTCCATGAAAACCGGCTTTGCCGACACCTGGCAGGGCATGGCCACGGGCATCAACCAGGCGACGCAGGTATTCCAACAAATCGTCGGAACGCTCAAGCCGATGGTGGACGCCTACATGGCGTCGGAGACGGCCACCATGAAGCTGGGTATCGCCCTGAAGAACCAGGGCGCATACACCAGGGAAGCGCTGGCCGACTTTGAAGCCTTCGCCGAGCAAATGCAGCGAACGACGACCGTGGAAGACGATCTGGCCAAGTCCATCATGGGGACGCTCAAATCGTTCGGTATGACGACGGAAGAAGTCAAACGCTCCACCCAGGCCGCCGCGGACATGGCGGCGTTCACCGGCAAGTCCATCGAAACCGTCGCCGATTTGCTTGGCAAAGCCTACGCGGGAAACACGTCGGCCCTCGGACGTTACGGCATCGTCGTTGACGAGACGATCCCCAAAGCCGAAAAGTTTGAAGCCGTCCTGCGCCAGTTGGAGGCGCGTTTTGGCGGCGCCGCGCAGGCGGAACTTGAGACGTATTCCGGGCAATGGAAACAGTTGGCCAATATTTGGGGCGATATCCAAGAAGACATTGGTTACGGATTACTGAAAACAATACAGGGAATACAAGCCGGGGCGGGCGGAATTGCCGTGTCCTTTTTGACTGTTGCGGAAGCGTTGGCTTATGGGGATGATCAGAAAAACATCACCGCCATGAAAAACGCCGTCCTGGAGTTTTCGTCCAAAGCCTACGACGCCATGATGACCACGGGCGAAGTCTCAAAAGCGTTGGATAAAATGGCGGACTCAGCCGCGGCCGCGGGGAGCGGCCTGGAAGATGCAGCCGGCCACGCCAAAACCTACCGCGAGGCGGCAGAAGCCGTCCGCAAAGAAGCGCAGGATTACCTAAAAGTCTTAAATTCCGATTTGTCCGCCAAGAAGAAATACTATGCCGACCTGGAAAAAATGATCAAGGAAAACGTCGAGGCCGAAAAGAAGGCCGCCGCGGACAAGGCGGAACTCCGCCGGCAGGAAATCGACATCAACAAATCGGCCGACAAAATGATGGCGGAACTGTCCGGCGCCGCCGATAAAATGACCGACGTGGAAAAACACGCCGCCGCGCTAAAGGAATTAGAAGAACAATTCTCCGAAGCCTCCAGAAAAACCGGAAAAGAAGGCGTTGAAGCGCTGGAAGAATACAAGAAAAACGTCGTCAGCCTGCAAAGTCAGTACAAGAACCTGGAAGACGCGACCAAAAACGCGGAAAGGGCGCAGCGGGACGTCAGCCTGGCGACGGCCTGGCAAAACGCCATTCTAGCGGACCTGGAATATGAGAACTTCCTAGCCGCGCAGGCGTCGCAGGAACGGGGTGAGGCCCTCCAGGCGGAAGCCAAGAAATCGAAGGTCGGGATTGAGGAAGTCAACGCCTCCGTGCAGCGGCTTTCTAAGGAGCTGGCCGCCTTTGACAAGACACTGGACATCAAGGCGGTTGACAATGCGTCATCCGTCATCGACAACATCATCGCCAAGATGCGCCAGCTCCACGCGGAAAACACCGCGTTAAACATGGGATCCGGCGGAAGCGCCGCCTACGCCACAACAGCCAAAGCGGTCGCAAATCCTTACCTTGTCACGCCCGGCGTATTCGGTGGTACTCCGTCGTCGCAATTATCCGATGTTTCGTCGGCAGCCACCGCGTTGGCGAAAACCGCCGAGTCCGCCAGCGCCGCCATTGAGTCGGCCGCGAGCGGATGGACCGGCCTGGGCATTTCCGCCGATGGCGGCCAGACCTGGTCATCCGGCGTCGAAGGCTCTTACGGCCTGGGCACG